ACTTGTCACCAGTAGCAGGTGTTGCGCCTGTACCACCAGAGCCATCAGAAGTTGGAGCAATCCAATCAGTACCCTCACCGATTCGTGAGTTACCAGGAGCTTCGAGCTCATCAGTTTGCCATTCATGATAAATCGCAGTAGCTTTTGCTTTACCAATAGATGCTGTAAAGGGAGTTTCGTCCCTTGTTATCATTGTAATAAAATTAGCAAGATCCTCTCTTTCAGAGACGTCCTTGTTTGTAGCACGTGCTGGACCTGCTGGTCCGCCTGTACCACGTACACCAAGTGTATTAGCCATAAGTAGTTACCTCCAAGGCTTGAGTTAATATTAAATATTACCCAGAGATCGCTCGGCCATAGCCTTTAGAAAATCCTTCTCTTCACCTGAATCAGCGTTACCACTTAACACTTTAGACCTAAGTACATCGCTTGCGTCTTGCTTCTGTTTAGCAACAGTTTTAGACTTACGCAACGGTGCCTTTTTAACTGGTAATGCCTTACGTTTTACAGCGCCTTTAGTAACGCCTTGTTTTAACTGTCTGTAATCATCAACGAATTTCACAATGCCAGGATCTACCACATTATTTAAAACATCCTCTGATATTCCTTCAGCCAAAGCAAACTCTCGTATTTGTTTAGCTCTGTCTTCGTTATAGCCGGGAATCAAGGTTGGAATTGTTTCTTGAAAATGGGTTAAACTTTGTTGCCAAGTTTCTTGAAATTGTTTTTGTTGTTGCTGTTGTACAGCCTTTCCCAAATTTTCTCGTTTATTCCTAGCAGCCCAGTAATCCTTTTGTGCTTCCTCACGTTGATCTTTTAGTTCAGTTAAATTGTAAGAATCACCATCTTTACGTGCTTCAGTGATTTTCTTTTCAAGCTCATGATATTGATCTGCCAAGGCTTTCTCTTCAGAATATAACACGGCTACACTAGCTTTTGACATAGTGTCAATTTCACCTAGCTTACCTTGAAATTCTTCTTCGAGTTTTTTCCTAGCATCTCCAAGCTCACGACCCTTATTAGAAAGAGATTGTTCAGTAGAGTAACCTTTAATAAGATCACCAAAAGATACTTCAGCTTCTTTACCGTCAATTTTGACAGAGACTTTAGCATCTAAATCCAAATCATCTTGAGTATAAATTTCAGATTGGGTAGCGGCTTGCGCAGCATCCTCAACTGGAATTTCTCCTCCTTCTGGTTGAACCTCTTCTTCAACTTCTTCACTAACGGCTTCCTCAGATTCTTGGGTCTTGACTTCCTCTGATTGTTCCGGGTCTAACTCAGGCACCTGCTCTTCGGGTAGAGATTCTTCGTCATTCGAAATAAAATCCGAATTACGAACAATGTCAGCCAGCAACTGATCCTCTGTTCGACCTACATCGGCTTGGGAATCATCCTGTTGGGTAGAGTCCACTTGCGCTTCTGTATTATTATCCATTCGCTACCTCCTTTTTTGTAGGGGATGGCTTTGAATTCTTAAATTCCTTTATATATATATCTTTTAAAGTATGTAAGTTAACTAATAATCCTGCATTTATTTTGCATTTACCAGCTGATCTCATTGAATCATACTCTAATGTATTTATCATATTATCTATATTATTCAATAGTTCCGATTTAATTATTTCCCTCACTATCGTCCTCCTGCATGTGTGGTACGTTTTTTCCATAAGTTTCGAAAGCAATCATCTTTTCTTTAACACTACCTAGTGCCATAGCAGATGCGTATAAAAACTCTCTAGACTTAGTTTCGTGAGGCTCGGTTTTTAACCATTGCATAAAATATTCTACTAGTATATCACCATAGACTTGATCAAAAAATTCATCTCGTTCCTTAGCTGCAAAATGCCCACGGGTGTGAGCTCTTCGTGCTAATTCTTCCGGGTGAATCTTATGATTGCCATGGGACGCAGAATTGCTTAGCCTCGTCTCAGCTGCTTTCTTATACTGGTCCATATTAATCCTTAATTAATCTTAATCGTTCTAGGTTTCTTCTCTTCAGGAAGTATTTTCTCTAGTTTAACAGTTAATAGCCCACAAACTAGCGATGCATCTTTTACGATTACATCTTCAGCTAGTGTGAACTTCTTATTAAACTTCCTATAAGAAATACCTCTGTAGATTTTATCATCATCATTTTTATTTTCTTTCGCAGATTTAATTGATAGCATACCATCAGCAACTGTGATTTCTATTTCAGATCTCTCAAAGCCGGCTACTGCCATTTCTATTTTAAAATTCTCTGCGTCCTCCTTTATAATATTAAACGGAGGATAAGTATCCGTGTTAGTATTTGCGGCTAATCGTTCCACCAATCTATCGAAGCCGATAGTATAAGGGGTGTAGTTATTAAACCAATCTATAATTTCTAAATGTCTGTTCATTTGTTTCTCCTAAAAAGCAAGATAATAAATGAATAAACAAAGTCCGATAACCATAACAGTATGCGTTATCATAGCTTCTTTATTCATTTAAGCGATAAGTGTATTGTATATAATTTCACCACTCTGCGCGGCTGTGCCGTGCGAAGTCTTTACACTTGTTAATGTTTGTGCACCATTGTTAAGACCTGTTACTATTGTGTAGTCTTTAGGTCCACAACTAATGCCTGATTGTACTACTGTTCCGGCTGTAGCTACGTTGAAGGTAATAGCTCCATCACTGTGATTAGTAACCATAATACTTCCAGCAGCTGAGCCGGCAGCAGTAGTTACAGTTCCTGATTGAGCGGCACCAACGCCTAAAGCACTAAGTGTTACTGTTCCCATTTTGGGTTCCTCCTAATAATTGTTGTGCCATCATTAATATTTCGCTGTAAGAAGGATGGGGTGGCACATCTGCTCCTTCTTTCGTTGCCTTAATATTTAAGTTTGCCCACTCTTGAAAATGTTTATCAATAGCGACAGCTAACTGTCTAGCATTGTCATCTGATGTATTTTTAGCTTGAGCGTTTGTATAAGTTACGTTAGCTTCTTGTAAAGCTACTTCTGATACAGCTTTCTTTTCTTGAACTTGCCGTTGTATTTCGGCTGCTTCACTTTGTTTTTGTATAGCTTCTGCAGCTTTCTTTTTAAACTCGTCTGTATTATAATCTTCTAAGAAATCGTTACTATCTAAATTCATAGCTTCTATTATCTGAGTAGCTAATACAGCAGGTGCTTCAGGTCTAATAACTATACCTGCACCTTGCTGATTTAAAGCTGGAAGAACTTCTGCACCTATTCTTTGTAGTTTCGTTAACTTAGAAGTGTTACTATTCTCTCCTATATCAAGGAGAATCTCTACGTCCATCTTAGATGGTAGTGCGTTCATATCTACGGTTTTTTGAAGACCATTCATACTATAAGACACTTTACGTTTCATGTTCTTATGCATAGTCTCGTAGACTCCAGCGATCAACCGCTTAAAGCCAGTTTCAGCAAAACGCCGCGCAATATGTTGAATACGCTTCTGGGCTGCTGACTGGACAGCGGCAAACTTTTGTTCTGAATTTCCTGAAACATATAGAGTATCATTAAGACCTTGCACAGTCTTACTCATACCAGTGGCCTGCTCTTTAATAGTTTGTAAGTGTTCTAATAAAGGTACTGTACCGGTTGATATTGTTTCAGGTGGTAAAGTAGAAACAGCTGCTTGAGGATTCCCGTTAGTAGGTATAATCTGCTTAGGCTTCATATTTTGAAGAGCAGAAAAGTCTACTACATTAGGGTCCGCTAATTTTGGAGCATAGTTAGTTAGGTAAGTGTTTTCTACAAACCCTCTAAGTATTGCTGTAGATGCTAAGGTTGAACTTCTAGTAAAGTCAGCCATAGATAAACCATAAAATTCAAAAGGTATATCTATAGGAACAATTGAAGCTAACGGTATTTCGTCCACATCACTTTCGTAAATGATATGATTACCTATAGTCATTATATGTTTTAATTCAGCAATACCGTCTCCGTCTCTGTCTACTTCAATCCAGCATTCAGTTACATTCACATTGATATTTGCTTCTAGTGGTATCTCATGTTGTTCAACAGATCCTTGCCAATACTCTTGTCCTGTTACAGCTTTTCTAGCTGCTACGTCTTGAGAGTACTTTGCAGATCCCAACCAGGAGGTATCGTGCATATTTTCAAAATCTATATTATCTACTACATCAGGATAATATTTTCTTATCTCTGATCTAGACATCTGAGTCTGTATGCCTACAAACTGAGCGTTGCCTATATCAGTAGCATCTCTTGATATTCTAAAGTTTTCTGGTGGAACTAATTCTAATTTTACTTTAGACTTATCTAGCCTTTTTCTAATTCTAACGTCAGTATATACTAACTCTACTTGTCCTTCCTCACTATCCATATCAGCTACTTTATTTCTGTAGTTTAATTCTCCAACTACTTCTACTTCAGGATCGGACAGTAACTCATCAAGAGTTATTTGGTTTACTTCTTCGTAGTCCTCAAAAACATAATCATAATCTTCTATATAGTCCCATCTGCATACAGCATTCTTCCAAAGCAAAGAAGACTTAATCCAAGAAGATAAAAACTCCCACCCATTGTTTTTTCTAAAGATACAGTAATTAACTATATCACTTGCATCCTTAGCGGATTTGTAAGCTCCAGGACTATCATCATATGGCACAAACCTTGCTAATCTATGATTAGATAAAAATAGATCTGTTAAAATTGCAGTGTAAGCTTCTATTACTTCTGTAGTAGAAGTATCTACAATTGTTGAAACTCCTTGAGGAGAAAGGTGATCAGCTGCTACGCCTGCGTATTCATAAGTTGATTTTAATCTTTCTCTTGCGAGATCAGAACTATTTAGGAAATCTCCAGTACTGCTTTGAACACCTTGCTCAATTAAATTAATAAGTTGTTCATCGGTAACTGGTTCTTTATAACCATACCTTTGCATTAGTACTTACCTCCCATAGGAGAATATATTTTTGCAGCCTTTTCTAAATCTACTGCAGTATACTGTCCTGCCTTAGGAAGCTCACGTTCTTTTTCTACTTTTTCTTTTTTAGGTTTTTCAACTACTTTTTTATCTTCTGCCATGATCCGCTCCTGGGTTCAATCAATCTTTATGTTATAAGCTCAAAGTGAGGACCATCTATAAAAGGTCTACGTCCTTGAGATCTTCTTAAATCTATATACTTGTTCATTGCGTCTTCTGCCGTTCCTTCGTACTCACCAATATTTCCTTCAGACCAAGCAGCTCCCCATTTAATAGCTACTCCAAATTCTTTTGAACCCTTTGCCATTGCATCACATATATCATCGTATACGTTTAACTCCCAACAAGCTTCTCCATCTACATAAGCCATAAGATCTACTGCGTGAGAATACCCATCATCTTGTTTTAAATGCTTAGAGTTCATAGTCTGCGATCTGCCAGCATCAAATAACTTTTGCTGCTCTTCTAAAGTTCTAACTCCAAACGTAACTCCAAAATCTATTTTAGTTACTTTTATAGCGTACTTTACTACATCTACCATACTAGGGTGTACATCAACTAGTTTTTGAAATGATCGTTGTGATAAATTAAAAGCCATGATTTTCCTTTTTATTATTTAGCTGGTATTAAGCCTATTGCCTCAAGTGGGCCACCAGAGATTGATAGTGACTTGAACATTGCATCATACTCTTCTATGCCAGGAACAACACCCATGTGTTCTTTCTTGATATAGTAGA